ATGAAGAGAGGAACTCCATCCTGGAAAACACAGGAAATTCCACTTGACAACCTTATTATTGAGGTTAGAGGTGGAGGTTTTATGTGGAAAGGTGGTGTCACTGAGGTTTTATCGCGTTTCAGAGTTGAAAACGACGATGATGATACACCCTCTGACTTGGGGCTTATTTACATCCCATTGACTGGGAAAACCATATCAAACCATTTCCTCAATGGAGATTTTTTCCAAAGTAAGGATTTATCATTTGAAAGAACTGGATCCCTAATTACTATTGATGAGGATTACAGTTTGGCTTACCACCATCCGACAGTTTCAAAGGTCCAAGATTGGACCGAAGTTAAAACTGAATTGAACAATGTCCAAGAAGAAACTACTTACACTCATTATTTTGGTAAGGAGTTGTTTAAGTACGCCGAGAAGACGGCCAAAGGATATTGTGGTGCTCCCTTATTTATTAAGCAGGGGGGTGTGTGGAAAGTTGCTGGTGTCCACGTAGCTGGTACTACAGTGGGAGGAACAGGTTTTGCCGTTCATGCTTCAAGTGAGCAGGTGGCAAATGCTATTCGGCAGCATTCATTCCTGAATTTTGGGATTGGATTAACTTCTGAATCCGCACCAGTTTTAGTTGAAGATACAGCACAAGATTTAATGAAAGAACATGATTTCATACAGGCTGAGTCTACAACAAATTGTTATGGGCATTTAACCAGTTTTGTGGTTAAGCCCACATGTGTTGCGACAAAATCTTCCATCATACCTAGCCCTATACACAAATTAGTGGAAGGGCCTGATAAAGCACCAGCTATGTTGGTGCCAACTGAAGTTGACGGACAGATTGTTGATCCGATGGTTTGCGCACAAGAAGGATATGGCGAAGTTAAAGTCGCGCCTTATGCTTACGCAGTATCAGCCATTGTTGATGATACCTGGGCGGACATTGGCCGTTTGGAGGCCTATGAACACGAAAAACAGGTCCCCACTGATTGGGAGACTGTTGTTAGTCCAGGATTGCATTTTGAATGCATGCACGCTATGCCTAGGAATACGAGTGCTGGTTACCCGTATGTTCTTAAGACTAAGAAGTCGGGCAAACGCGATTTCTTGGGTGATAATGCTGATTATGATTTTAGTTCACCTGAGTGCAAAAAGTGGTTTCCCGATGCGGAGGCCGCTGAGAAGAAAATTCTCAATTGTGAAAGACCATTTATGGTTTGCAACTCGTTTTTGAAAGATGAGCGTAGATCAAAAGCCAAGGTTTTGGCTGGAAAGACCCGGTTAGTTTCTGGTAGTAACATTTTGTTTACATTATTGCTAAGAAAGCATACTATGGGTTTCCAAAATTGGATTATTCGTAACAAAGTCAAGAACCACGTAGCTGTAGGGGTCAACCCTTATGGTAGTGATTGGGATGATATTGCAGCCCATCACGGATATCACGTTGGAATGGAAGAGTTTATTAAACGTTCTGTTGCAGGTGATTTTAGTGG